AACTTCACCGACTGTACCAGCGTCCAGCTCACTCCGCCTCCTCGTCGCTGAGCGTTTCCAGTACCAGAGCGCACATGCAGTTGGGGTGGTCGGGGAATTCCGGCACGTCGTCGACGTCGTATGGCCCCTCGTCGGCATTGTCTTCGCAGTTGCAGTTGAGCGCCGGGTCGTGGTCGGCACTGAGCGACCAGCTGACCTTCGAGACCATCTCACTCTCTTGCCAGGCCATGAGGTTGGAAAGCACTTGCGCCCGGCTGCTTTCCGTACGGGCGATCATCGTAGCTCGTTGGTCGTCAAATATTCCGGCATCCTCGATCTCTTTCTCCCAGTCGAGCATATTGGCGTCGGGCTTGGCAAAGAGGTTAGAGATAGCGGACCTGAGCTTGTCACGTGTAGTGTCGCTGATGGCCCACTTGGGGTTTGGATTCTGCACCAGACGGCCAGTATCCGTGCGCCGCATGCCGACCATCTCGGCTGAGCGCTTTTCAGCCCAGGCCTGCGCTTGCTTATTGATCTTTTGGATGACATCTTCGTCCTCCAGCTGGAGCTGCAGCGCCCCGGCTGCAGCCCCAGCCACGGCGGCGCTCTCGAGCGGTTCCCAGCTCTGGTCTGCAATGAACTTCCAGTTGTCGTCGAGGCTCTTGTCGACCTTCTTCTTGGCCTCGTCCTCGTCGGCACCCTTGCGGAAGACCTCGGCCAGCTTCGGCAGCTCGTACTTCTTCAGCACGTAGGGCGCCAGGATCCGCCTGGTCTTTCGCCGCATGCTGTGGAATTCATCGCGCAGCATCTTCTCGAGCGTATGCTTGGCCGTGACCGTCTGCGGCAGCGAGCGCCCGGGGTGAATGACCGCCCGTCGGGTATCGTGCGCCGAAGCCTTGGCCACGGGCTTGGCCGCCAGCGCCTTCTCGACCTGCGCCTGGGCGTCGGCCCACTTCACCTCGGCGCCGAAGACGTCCTGGTTGTAGGCCTCGGCGGTGACCGCTCGCAGGTTGCCCTTGTCCAGCATGACCATGCCCTCGGACAACTCTTTCTTCTTGGTCAGCTGGCCGCCCATAATGGGAAAGCCCTTGCGCACCTTGGCGATGTAGCTTTCGAGCGTCATTCCTTCACCTGCCTGGGATCGTAACGCTTCAGCCAGTTGGCCTTGCCCGTCGCCGTATCGGCAAACTTGCCCGGCCCGTACAGCTTCTTGCTGTCGGTACGGTTGAGGCTGGCCATGAATTTATACGAAGCAGGCTCCAGGTTCTTCAGCTTGGCCCGCTTGTCGCCGCCCTGCTGGTAGGCGCGGTAGACTTCGGCGAAGTGCTCGCCCTGGTTGGTCTGGGCGTAGGCGCTGATCAGTGCATGCTGTCCGTTGTTACTGATGCCTTCCCATTCCGCCGCCGCCTCGTCGGTCAGCTTGGCCATGTGCACGTGGTGGCCGACCTCGTGGGCAATGGTATTGCCGCCGATGACCGCTATGTTGTCTTTATTTGAGCTGAGCACGATATCGTGGTTGGTCGGCGAGTACACGCCCAGCGCATCGATGACCTTGTTATCGTGCGCCGCACTGCGGGCCTGCACGTAGGAGTGCTCGACGAACGAAACGCTCTGCAGGCCGTCGAGATGCCCGGGCGGCAGCGTGCGCATCTGCGTCCTGACCAGGCTGCTGGTCGGTCCGGCCTGGATCTTCGGCGAGAACAACAGGCTGGGGATCTTGCCGTGCGACCGCTCCTCAGCCGTGTACACTTCTTCCATCTTCGGCTTCTCGGCTTCTTCCGCCTCGCGCTCTTCCGGCGTGCTGAGATCGACGTCGGCGCCCGAAGCAGCGCCAGCACCGCTGGTCCAGCGCCCATGCTCGTCGCGCTCCTCCTCTTCGCTGTACTTGACAACCGCCCCGGGGTCTACTGCAGCCCCAAAGCCATAATGCCCGGCAGCGTTAAGCGCCCCGTGTGGCTTGCCGTCGCCATTCACACGGCGCCCCACGGCCTGGGTCCTGGCCCGTTTGGCCTTCCGCCCGCCGCCACCGCCCTGCTCAGGCTCCGGTTCTGCCTCGCCCTCGCCCCGCTCCTCGCCGCCGCCTGCCGGTATAGCGCCCACCTCTCCGCTGGCGCCCGACCCGGTATCGCTTGTGCCGCCCGTATAAGTGACCTTGCCCTTCTCATCGACCTGTATGCCGGACATCGTGGCGTTCATGCCGATCGGCGTCCAGCCATTCGCGGTCATCGCCCCCAGCTGGTTGGCTTCCGGCTCCGGCCTGGGCTCCTCGCCGAACTTGTCGCGTATCTCGTTGGGCGAGAAGACCGGCACCTTCATAATGTCGCTGGCGGCCTTGGTCAGCTTCTCGAAGCTGGGCTCGCGGAATGGATCAGGCGTCCATTCATAGCCGTCCATCCCGAACTTCTCCTGGATCAGCTGGTCCATCAGCCCCTTCAGCCAGGTGAAGTACTGCAGCGTGCCTTCCTCCGCCGCCGCCTCGTCGGCCTGCTCCGCCGAGGCCCGGTTCATCTGCTTCATCAGCCGTTGCGGCGAGATCCCGTAGCCGAAGGTCACGCGCCTGGTATGCATATCGTCGTATGCATCGGCCAGCAGCGGCGCCTTGGTCAGCACGATCTCGTCCTTCTCGCCCTTCGAGGCATCGGCAAAGCCCGGCACCATGCGGATCTGCCAGCGCTTCGCGTAATTGCCAGCCAGATCGCTGTTGAAGGAGAGCATGGCCTCGGTCATCTTCTCTGGCGAGACGCTCTTTGGCACGATCTGCATCATGCCCGGTATCGATCCCTCGGTGTAGTAGGCCTTGGTGAAGCCCAGACGCTCCCAGCCTATTTCCAGCTCCGGAGCCAGCTGCTCGGTCGGCGACATGCCGTACATCTGCGAGCTGACCGTATTGCGAGGCACAATGCTGCGCGGCTTATACAACAGCTGATCGGTGGTCAAATTGACCAGCGGAATGCCCCACCAGATCTGCGCGTAGCCGGGGTCGGGCGCCATCGGCGTGAGACCGTTCATGTCGATATACCGCACGATCGACTCGCCGCGCAACACCACCAGCTCAGCTATATCGCCATTGAAGTTGCGACGCATGAGGATCGACGCCGCGTCGATCACCAGCATGTCGTCCAGCAGCGGACGCAGCCATTCGTTCCAGTAATGCTCGCGGTCGGGCTTCTCGAAGAAGCGGGTCAGCCCTGCAATATTCTTGTCTTGCTTGGCACGCTCGAGGGCATGCTTGCGGGTCTCGCCAGGGTTGGGTCGAGGATCGATCTGCCAGGGCGCCTTGCAGAGAATATCTTTGACGCTTTCAATACAGATCCGCGCCAGCGGATACGCTGCCAGGTTCTTCAGCTGCTGCGCCGTGTACTCGGCGTCGAAGCGCGGCACCCAGTTGAGGTTCTGCCCAGCATAATACTGGAAGCCGCGAGGCTCGGTGCCTTCAGGCGCAATAGGAGCGACCGGCTGCAGCGGCGAATACCAGCTGTCCGGCTTAATCCCGCGTATGGTTTGCTTCGGCGGCTGATACAGCTGCGACGCGTAGCGCTGCGCCGCATTCATCAACGCGCCTATATTGCGTACGTTTCCGGATATCGGCACCCCGACCCACAATCCAAGCCAGTACTTACTTTGCCAGTATGCTCGACTTCAGCTCCGTGAATAAACTGAGGCGACCGACAACTTCCTCGGTCCTTCCGCTTCCACTCCTGGCCTCAAGCGCCACAGCCACCATGGGGTCTCTGAAGTCCTCCGTGAGGACCTTGACTACCTGGCCCTCGCGGTTCCCCAGCTTAACCCGGACGCCTACACGCGCTTTCACCTTCATGGAATCCTGCATCACAAACCAACTCTCTTTCACCGCGTGGCTCCTGGTTGGACGTTCATCCCGAACAGGTGGCCATAGCAACGGGAACGCCGTTCGACTAGCCGCGTTTCACAGCGGCACGCGGAAATTCAATTTGTCTTCTCCTGTACCAGCGGTGTATTCTTGCTTTCGATATACTGCCCGCCCTTATACGTGGCCCAGAATAGATCCTCCTTTTGCTCGATCTCGTCTCGCGCCATTGAGCGCCAGACATAATTCGCACTGACCGCCACTACCGGGTCCTCATACCAGCGCCCGCCACATACTGCGCAGGTATGCTGGCAGAAGACCTTGGGCATAGGAATCTTGGTGGCGCCTGGCGCCGTAATGCTGAGGGTGACCGCCCGCAGGCGACCCTGACGATGTCCACAGGTAGGACAGGGATCGTTGGCGTCGATGCGGGCGACGTCGCGGGCGCTCACCGGCCTGAACAGCCAGGCGATCTTGCGCAGCGCGGTGACGATCCAGTAGAAGAGCATCAGAGCTTCACCGTCTTGCGCCAGTTGATCGTACCTCCTGGCGTAAACTCACACTGGCCGTCTTCCTTCATCTTCAAGATGGTGTCAGGGCCGAGGTACTTACACTCGACGACCTGAACCTTACCGAGCAGCTTCTCGACCTGCTTGGCGACGTCCGGGCTGACAATGAACATGTCTGGCCGATGCAGCTTTATGTCCTTCCAGCGCTCGATCACGTTCTTCTCGATCCTGGCCAGCTCCTCGGCGCTGTACGAGTCGCTGGTCATCGACTCGTACGACGTGTACGTCGAGTTGCGGTATGCGCCCCCCAGGTCCTCGCCCCACTCGATGGTGTAATAATCGCGCTTCGGCCACAGCCAGCTGCCCACGTCGAACACTTTGGGCGCAACAATGACACCTGTCGCTATCGGTGCCACGCGAATCAGACCGCGAATGAAGGTGCGGCGGTTCATGATTCGCTTCGCCTCTCTGTGATCCATTCACCGCCTCCAATTCGGAAAGCTACCGAAGGTATTGCCACTGCTTCCTTCCAGCATCTCTTTCCGGCTGGCGAAGTATGGCGTCTTCTGCTTCATGCCGTCGGCCATGAACTGCTCGCCGCACTGATTGCACCGCCGCTCAAATTCACCCATCTTCGCCACCAGTTCCGATCCGCATGCCGGACAGCTGCCCGGCGCCGCTGGCCTGCTGGCCAGCTTCAGCTCCTCCGGCACCACGCCCAACGCCTTCTTCTCCTGCCGCTCTCGTTCCTGGGCTTCCATCTTCTGCTGTAGCTGCGCCGCATTTTCGCCAGAGAATACTTCAAAAAAGGCAAAGCCGCCAGAGCCTTCTGAAAGCTCGGTCAGGGTCCATACCACGGCATCCATGCGGTCCGGCGAATCGACCACGATCTTCGGATCGTAATCGCACATCTGGTCCTCGAGCGTGCCCAGCGTACCCACATGGTGTACGCGGTGCTGCTCGTACAGCGCGGAAATAGGTTCGGCCCTGGTCACCTTGCCCCGCGAGGCCCGCAGCGCGGTATACGAAACGTTCTCGTCCGTATGCCGCAGGTTGGCCTCGACCATCTCGCCGCCGTTGTTTACCTCGCCGACCACCCGGTCGGCCTTGTACTGCCGGTAGGCGGCAATGGCTGCCGCCGCCCAGGCATCGGGCGTGTAGATGCCGCTGCGGTCGTCGAATACGCAATAGTGGTCCGAGTCATTCTTGCAGACCGCTTTCATCTCAGGCGGCACGTGCTTCCAGGGCAGCTCGCCTGCGGTCAGTATTCCGGTCTCGTCGCTTTCCTCATTCGAGCTGGCCGCAGGATCGACGCCCACCACTACACGGCGCAGCAGCGGAAAAATCGTGCGCCAGAAGAAGTCCGCATCCTTGAAGCGGGTCTGGTCGATCCACTTGCGCTGGAATAGCGCGTTGGGGTTGTCCTCGAGCAGCTCGGCCATCAGCTCCTGACGACCGAGGCGCGTGCCTTCGTACTTCACAATGATCCGGCTGTAGAATGCCGCCGCCAGGTTCATGCGGTTCTCGTAGGTCGTGCCATTGGTCAGGAAGGTATGCGGCGAGGCGATGAGCGCCTTCAACGCAGGCAGTGGCTTCGGCGTCGTGGTGACGATGGCCTGCGGGTTCTTGCCCAGGCGCAAGCCGAAGCTGGTCTGGTCCCAGGCGTCGTCCAGGTAGCGCCAGCTGGCCAGCTCGTCTGCCCAGACCTTCATGTGCTGCTTGCCGCGCAGCCGCTCAGGCTCGTCAGCTGTAAAGATCAAGCTCACGGCGCCATTCGGCCACTGCAGCTTGCGCTGCGAGGGCAGGTACTTCGGCCGTTCCTCGGGCGGGCAGATGCGCAGAATGCCTGACTCACCCTCGATGCAGATATCTCGCGCATCGTCGGCGGTCGGCGCAATAATGTTCACGAACTCATTGGTCTTGATCCACTCCCGGGTGGTCTCGCTGCCCACCCTGGTCTTGCCGAAGCCGCGCCCGGCCTTCACCATCCAGATCTGCCAATCGCCTGGCGGTATGACCTGGTTGGGCCGCGCCCAGAAGCCCGGGAAGTATTCGCCCCGCTGCGGATCCCAGTCCTGCCAGCCAGTAGCCAGCTTGATCTTATCTTGGTCTGTAAGCTTATCCCAGCGCCCCTTGCGCTTGTCCACAGGCAGCTCGGCAAAGAGCTGCGCTGGCGACTTGCCCTGCCGCTGGTCGATGACTGCCATCGGCACCTACTCTTCTTCTCTGAATAGCTTGCCCATCACCATCGCTACCTGCTGCCCTTGCGCCGCAGCAAAGAATCCCGCGCCCGCCGTCGAGGTCTGCAGCTTGCCCGGCTCGGTAATGTCCATCACCAGCCGCAGCTCGCTCGAGTCCTTCTTCGCCCGCTGTACAAGTCCACGGGCAACCTCGCAGGCCTGCGAGCGGTTCGCCTCGATCCGGTTCAGCTCATTCTGTACTTCAATGCTTACTAATCGTTTACTCCGGTGCGATTGCTTCTGTATGGAATTATCACCCTTCTTAAACTGGTACTGGACAATGGCGGAAGGATCTCCGCGTGGCTTGCCCTTCGGCCTGACCGTACCATCGACATTTATCAGTTTCCGCATATGCGCTTTCCTCGGCTGATCAGCCTTCGATTTTTCGAGGGGTGCAGCCCTGCGAGCCGCACCCCGGTAAAGGAGAACAGCATCGTATCTGTCTTTGGCTATTCCCGGCGATTTTGCGCAAAAATGGCCACGGAAGCAAGGCCTCGGGCCGGGAATTACCAATTACTGAACTGGGGCTGTTTTGAAGAACCCCCTATAGCCGCCGCCGCCTTATCACGACTTCACAGAAATTCAGTTTTCAGTAATTCATAATTCCAGCTTTCACTGAAACCAAAGGTACTTACCTCCGTGGTGAATTACCCACCCGCTTCAGCCCCCTCCCGTGCCCAGGCTGCCCTGCCGTGGGTTCAGAATGCGCAGCCCGGCCCAAAACATGACATTGTCGGTCAATCTTTCGCTAGTAAACCCCTTAATACGTAATTCCGAAGCCAACCATTTGGAAGAGAGCGGTCGGTGCATGCCCTGCGCCTTGCACCACTCGTGGAAATCGGCATAAAGCTCGCTGTGCCTCACCTTGTTGTTATCTTCGCGTGCGCAGCGTTCCAGCATGTACTGTCCGCACAGATCATTCTCTGCATACAGTGCCTTTCCGGCCTTGAGCACCTTCTCTGGCGGCATGAGGTTCTCCTGTTGCCAGAATAGGCAACTGCGCACCGCGTGTGCCAGAATTCCCGGCAGCTCGCCGTACAGCTTCAGCGGCAGTTTGCGGTCGACCTGGGCTTCCGGTATGCGCCACTCGAAGGGAATATAGTGCAAGCGGTCCCAGATGGCGTAGGTGGTCTCACGGATAGGCGGGATCTTATTGGTGACCAGAAAGAGTTTGAACTGCGGCTTGAATTCGAACTCACCCTGGTATAGGTGCCGCGCCCTGGCTGTATCGCCGCCGGTCAGCTCCTTGACCGTGGCTACGTCGAGTGGCTGGCTTTCATCGGCCTCGCTGGCCACCACCACCCTGGCGCCTGCCAGGTGTGCGACGTCGGAGTTAATATTATTGGTCACGGCTTTCTTGAGGAATGTCGAGAACCGCGCCTTCTGGCCGTAGCCTTCCATTCCGCTGCCCACCAGCGCCATGAGCGTCTCGATGAACGTGCTTTTGCCGTTGCGGCCCTCGCCGTGCAGGAAGAAGAAAGCCCGCTCGGTCGTATCGCCCGTCAGCGAGTAGCCGATGACCCGCCAGAGGTACTCGATCATGTCCTGGTCGCCCTGCATGATGTCGTCCAGGAAGCCGTCGAATGTAGGGCACTTGGCGTGCGGCAGGTAGCTGTAGTCGAGGCACCTGGTGATGTAATCGGCCCGCTGGCCGTCGCGCAGGTCGCCGGTGCGCAGGTCCAGCACGCCGTTCTTGCAGCACAACAGCCAGGGGTCGGTGTCGAAAAGCTTGCTGGGCACGCCCATGGGGTGCCGCGCCAGGCGCTCAATGCTTTGCAGCCGCGCCCGGTCGCCGCTGGTGGTGCACCACTTCAGCAGCTTGGCCTGCACCTTGGGATCGGGGTTGGGGTGCGCCAGGGTGCGCCGCAGCAGCTCTTTGCTGACGTCCTCGGCGGCGAAGATCACCCCATTGCCGTGGTCCTGCTGCCAGCGCTGGCAATTCCAGCTGAGCCAGGTTTCGCGTTCGTTGTTCCAGATGAATTCATCGCTGCCGTGCAGCTGCATGAAGAGCTCGCGGTTGGCCATGTCGTTGAAGGTATGCCAGACCGTCGCCTCCATGTCCGGGTCGTACATCGAGACACACCCTCGGCAGGCGAAGTCGACCGTGCGCTGCCCGTAGCTATCCCTGCCGCGCCGCTGGTCCCACTTGGGGCGGAAGAGAGCAGACCGCCTGAAAAGGCGGTCTACTCTCTCCCGGTCCGCCCTGGTCCAGTAGGCCAGCAAGGCGCAGAGTGCGGCATCGGCCTGGCTATGGTCGGCCACCCCGTTGCCGTCCCAGAGATCGCGGAACTTCTGCCCATTGGCGGCTGCGGTAGCTTTGGCCAGCAGTTCGTCGTCGCTGAGTGTCCGCACCCTGGCCAGCTTGGGGTCATCCGGCTGCCGCTCCGGTTCGGGCGGCGGCGGGTCGGTGCCGAAGATGACGTCGTAAATGGACTGGAGTTCCGCTTGCCGTGGTTCAACGGCAAGCGGCGTCGTAGCCAGATGATCGCCGGTTACCGTGAAGTACCGCGAATGGCTGTACATCTCTATACGGTGCCTGCGCCGCCCGCCGCCGCTGGGCAGGGTGGCATTGACAATAATGTACACGCCGGAGCCGCTGGGCGACAGCTCGGCATAGCTGCGCAGGCTGGACAGCATGGCCTCGGCCTCGGGCAGCAGGGTGCCGGTCGACGGATCTCTGCAGTCGTCTATATCTATACCTGTATATGGATCCGTCGAGCTGAAGACAAACCCCAGGCCGCAGACCGGCACTTCCTTGCCCTGGTAGCGCAGCAAGGTATGCGCCTCGAAGAAGGCCGAGGCTTCCTTGAAGCTTGCCCAGGTCCGTTGGTCGCTATGGCTGGCGTCGCGGCCAGCGCGGTGCGGTGTAGGCTTGGGGTCGATCAGCAGCTTGGCAGGCTTCGGCCTGCCCGGGTCGTGCTTGAGTACCCAACAGACCCATTGCTGGAGCTTGCGCAGCTCTTCGGGGAACGCTGTAAGCTTCGCAAGGTCCAGCCGTGGATATATCTTGGGCACTGGTCGTCTCCTTCATCGTTCATTCTCCTTTATATGCACTACCTGGCACAGCGCTCCGACCACCGCATTCAGCGGCGCCGATTCCTCGTAGCGCAGCCAGGGTTTATTGTTGTCGTATTCGGCAACGAAGTTCACAGCCGGGTAGGCCAGCTTCAGGCAAAGAATGGTCTCGCCGCTGCCGCTGGGCACCACCACCGTTCCCTGGTCCAGCGGCGCTAGGTAGTAGTAGAACCTTTCGGCCAGCCGCTGCATGAGAAACAGCGGCAGGTGCCCGCTGGTGGCATCGAACCGGTCCAGATAGCGGCGGTGGATCTCTTCCGGCGTGTACCAGTGGTCGAGGCCTGCTTCGCAGGGGTTGAAGGTGGGCATGAATTCTGCCAGTGCGGCGCTGGCATGGCCGCAGCTGAAGCATATGCACTCGCGGTACCCTGCCGCGAGGGCATATTCCGAGACCACCCGCGCCCGCAGCCGCTTGCGCTCGGGGAATTCCAGGCGGATCATGCGCCACCGCCGAATTCCCGTCCGAATTTTTCCTCGATCTGCTCGGGATTGCGCCCCTTGTAGAAGACCAGCAGGTTCTGGTGGGTCTTGCCCAGCTTGCGGTACCCGGCGAACTGCTTGCCAATGCGCAGCGGCAGGCTGCCTACGCTAGTGACCAGCACTGCCTCGTTGTAGTAGCGCAGCTTCAGGTCGAGGAAGCAGCTGATATTGTCGCCCAAGAAGTTGCGGTACCAGCCGTCGGCATCGCGGATCTCGCCCACCTTTACCACCAGGAAGCGGTTCCAGCGCAGGTGCTTCACGCACTGCCGGAAGATCTCTTTATACCAGGCCATGAACC